GTTTATATAATCAAAAGCCATATCAAATTCCATTGTATATTCAATTAGTTTATCATTTAAACTAGTCTTATATGTAAACGAACTTGTATTAATAATAACGGGTACTACTTGTTCTGTTGATGGATCATACGGATCGGGTTGTGTTAGCCATATTTGCTTACTTAACATCAAGTCTTCAAAGAATGGATTAGCACCTTCGGGATAATAACCGCTACTTAATATTATCTTTTGATTTGCTGATTTATTAAAGACTGTCTTTGTTGGATTGTTAACTGAATAGGTTGCATTTCCTCCGCTTATTGTTATTGTGTTTGCGTTATAAGTTTCCTTTGTTGAGGTTGTTGTTTTTACACTTTTCAAAAAGAACCATAAATCCTGTAATGCTCCGTATTTATTTACGAAAGTTATTTTATTTCCTTCTCCATACCTGCTGCAATTAACTCTAATAATATTAACTAAAACATTACCTATTGGTGTAGCTAAAGAAATTGTCTGAGGATTAGATGTGTCAAACCCTGTGTAAGATAAAACGCTATTTGTTGAAACGGGAACAACACCCGATACTCCCAAAGGAGCATAAAAATAATAACCATCTTTAATTACATCCTTTTCAATTAGCCATTCGTAAGAACTTACAGTTGGGTTTATTCCTTCCATAAAAGTTCCATATCCATCAAACCCCTTATGAGTTGTTGCACTTGAAGAATATCCTCCACCTCCTCCATTTGGTAAACTCCAATATCTATAAATAAAACTTATATCTGCGGTTTGTGCAGTATACGTTCCATTAAAAGTGACGTTTAAATAATCTCTTACCAACTCAGCTATTTCAAAAGTCAATACCGTTCCAACCGTTCCATTTTTTATAATATTATATCTAAGTGTTCCGTTAATCGTTAACTCTAATTCTACGGAGTTCATCGCACTTGGTACAGTAACGCTTTCTAATCTTGGTGATCTTAATAATATATTTGCCATAATTATTTTTTTATTCCTAACACAAGACTTTTCTCTACATCTAAAGCGAAGGCTTTTGTTATATCTTTTGGTAGGTTTTTAAATGCTTTCTCAAATGGCTTGGTAAAGAACATACTAGGTTTTAATCCTTGTGAAAATATTCTTTTCTGTAACCAAAATCCTATCGTTTTATAGTTACCTCTTTTAAATTTACCTTCTTTATCTCTAAACCTTATCTTTTTCATTTTTGCCCATTGAATTAAAGGTTTTAAGGGTGGTTTTTTTGATTTATAACTATAAGGACTATTGGGTGCTTTTTGTGTTCCGTTTTTTACTAATGAAGGATTTTTACCTTTAACACCTAAATCTTGAAATGTACCATAATCTTCCATTAAGAAATCTAGTAAAAAAGCATTCTGCTCTTCTGTTAAATCATACTTAATAGATGAATATAAATTACCTCCACCTTTATTCCCCTTTGTAAGATTAGATCTACTTTGCTGAACAACATACTTGCCAAACTTATTTAATGCTTCATTTGTTTCTTTAAATGTCATTAGCAATGCCTTATATCGTTATAAATTAGTATATCAAAAGTAGATGTCCATCCTGCTAGTTCATTTTCAAACCTATCATAAAATGGCTCTAAACTTGCATTACCATCAAATTGATATTTTTCTTGATGTAATGTTCCTCCCCTTAAAACTTGAATCAATTTATTGGAGACTGATAATTGAGTATTCAATATATCCTGAAGATTATTGTTGCCTGTGAATAAATCAGTTGTTTCTTCTTTATTGAAATCAACAATATCCATATTTAGTATACTTATACTAAACCTTAACACACCATCTTCTTGAGACACATTATTGATTATCAAATGAGCAAGAGGAAATATATCCTGCTTATCTAAATTAATGTCATCAAGGTTTCCTGTAGTAACAGTTTTACAATTTACATCAGATAATAAATTATTCTTGATTGTCTCGGTTAATTGATAAAACCCCCTTACTCCTTGATTACTCATTTTCTTTGTTTGCTTTTAATTTGTTGAATTTCCACCTCGTTCTTTTCCTTCATAAACGTTAACATCAATAAACATTCGTGCATCTTTAGTTTTGTGATATTTTCAAATTTTGTAATATCTCCGTTAGCGAGTCCGTAAACACTCTGATACCATCCCCAACGTTGTCCAAATCCCGATCTAGCACTTGTTGTTTCTTGGTTTCCTCCTGTAAATAATGACTCATAGTTATTGACAAGTCGATCCCTAAATTCAATAAAAAAAAAACTGAACCAATGACTGCATCTAAGGGCATATGAACCATTATATCTTTATCTTCAGGTGTATACCCTTTTATTGAATATTTATTCTTTTTACGCTCCTTTATTGGTCTATAAAGCACATTCATTGCAGTATGTATATTTTGCCAATCTCCAATATAAGTATCTAAGTCAATATACTCTCCTAAAGTCATATCCTCTATATCGGGATGAAAACCGAACTCTAGGTTTCCAATATAAAAAGAATCGACTAATTTAGGTTTCTGTGAAAGTAAATCAGATAACTTTTTTGTTATCATTTCAGCATCACTCATTTTAATTGTCAATACATCTTTATGGGATATGTTGCAAAATATTTCAATCATTTTACATTGAATAAAATAATTATCATCATTCATTTCTTGAATCTTCAAAAACCTTTGATATTGCTTTAAGGTTATCTCGGATAAATGAGTAGGAACTATAATTGTTGCTTTCATAATAACATAACGTAAATTTTAATACAATTTATAAGGCATAAAAAAAGGCAGCCATTTCTGACTGCCAATCTAATCAAAACAAAAAAGAAAATTCTTATAACAATGCCATTTTTAAATCTTTTTCTAATTCAGAACATTTCTTCATCCATTCAAGTCTTTGGTTCTGAACCTTTGTTATGTATTTATCTCTTTTGTTTACATCATCTCTAAGCCTTGCGGTATAGAAATGCATTTCCCCTAGTGCTTTAATCATAGTTAAAGTTTCCTTATTATTGGGACTTTTGTTTTTCCAATCCTTTAGTATATCAGAACAAATCGTTGCATTATTCCAATATTCTAAATCTCTTATTTCGGTTATCTGTTCCATTGTTACTGAGTCCATAAACAAAACTAATAAACACTAATCAAATTATTTAAAATAGGAATAACAACTTTATCTCTTTGATTATAAGTTGAACACTCTTCGTTATCGCAATAGATAGACATCTCATCTATTTCAAATAAATACTCGTAAGTGCCATTATCGGTTCGCATATAACCGTATTCCTCGTAAGTTTCGGAATCGTGAATGGTTTTTCTTACACAGATTACATCTGCAAAAATCTCAATGCAACCAACAGTCCAATATAATTCCTCCCTGTGAATTTCATCATCACCTATAGGAATCTCAATAGGCTTTAAGTCACTAAGTATATCTTTTAATTCTTGATTTGTAAATAAGTCTTTCATTTTTTTTGCCATTAAGTTAATCAATAATTTTGGTAATCCTTAACTAAATCTAAATCATATTGATCCGCTACATAGTTAATATGCTTCTGAGTAGTAACACTCCAATAGCCGTGCTGAACTAATGTAGCATCTACTATTGTAGCAACGTGAGTTGAGTAACTCCACACCTCATTTTTGTGGATTTTTAAGTTTTGCTTATATCTGTTTAATGTAATCATTTTTGTTTTTGTTTTAATTAATAATGTAAAGATAATACAATAAAGTTATAAAACAAAATTTTTATAATAAATATTTTATTATTGTTGAATTTAGGGTCTAACTAGAATCAAGCTAGGGTCTAGGTAGGGTTAGGGTAGGGTCTAACTAATTGTGTATTTGCCGAAATTAGGCTTAGAAAGGATAGAGTAAGTTGCATATCTGCAGGGGTCTATAAGATGATTATCCTTGTCGATAGGTGTGTTTATTAATTTGCCTGTTCTATCTTCTTGCCACTTGTAATTCCTAAATTCTTGAATTGCGTTTGTGGACTTGCTTAGTATGTTTATTTTATACCTCTTTAACAAATCAATTCCTGCGTTAACTGAATCCTTACCCTTTAAAGATGGGAATATTTTATGCCCCATCCTTCTTAGTTCTTCTATAAGTCTAGGTTCTGCTGAATCAGCGTAAATCGGTTTATTTTCTAGGTGCTGATCTAGTAGGAATTGATGAATATCATTAGTAGTCATCTGAGTCCTATATAAATGCTCTCTAACGTACAAATTAAAATCTTCTATATAAACGCTTACTAAAGTAGTTGGATCGTTTGAGTAGCCAAAATCCATACCATACGAAATCAGTTCTGCAGTTGTCGGAATCTGTTCAACTTCAGCATACCTAAATACAGTTGATCTGCTTGATGCTCTTTCTCCTAATCCATAGATTTGCCAATACTGCTCATCAGTCTCTTTAAGTCTTTCAATTTCTTTTCTAATACTAACTTCAAGAAAAGGATTATTGAGATAAGTAGTTTTAAAGAAATCACAATCATTGCGAGTGATAACTTTATCATAAAGCCAATGATATTCTTCACTAGGGTTAAAATCAACTATTATTCGTTCTTGTGTTCTAAAAATTAATTGCTGCCAATCCTCCCAATACAACTCATTACCTTCGTTAATAAAAAGCAAGTCTCTTTTCCTACCTCTAATCTTTTGGCTTTGATCTAAACTAGTAAATTCAACTAAGTTCCCAAAAAGGTTGTACTCTGAATTTGACTTATTATGATACTCTTCACTATATATTTGATTGGCTCTAAGTATATCCAAGAAATCCCTTAAAACTGTTGCTCTTAAACTAGGGAATGTTTTACGACATATAGTTACAATTTTTTTGTTATTTTTTGAGCAATATTCAAATATAATCCAAAGTAAAATATTGTAAGTCTTACCACTCCTAGTTCCTCCCTGCTCAACTACTATCTTTTTGTCACTCTCAACTAAATGCTTGAATACAATATTAGTCTTTAGAGTCTTCGATCCTGTCAATTATTTCTACTTTAAAATTGTTAGGCATTCCATCTGCTCCTGTTATTTCTTGTCGTTCAATATAGCCTCTTTTCTTTCCCTTGGTTTTAAGATAAAAAATAGTAGCTGCAGTTGATCCATCTCCTATTTGTTTGTGCAGTTGTGATTCAGCAAAGTCTAAAGCAATGTTTTGTATTTCATTTACTTCTTGCTCAAACTCTTGATCATCTTTCATCCAATCATAAAAAGTAGTTCTTCCTATCCCTACATTCTTACAGGCAGTTGTTACTACCCCTAATGATTTTTCTAAAGCATCTATTATTGCTTTTTTATGTTGTTCGGTTTTGTTCATTTTTTTTCGAATCCTTTTAGTGGGTAAAAAATTAAACTATTCCTATACCCTTGTTCATTTTTCTTAACTATTTCTGTAACTCCGTGAATATTATACCAAGCAGGGTAAACTAAAATACTATTATTAGACTGCTCAAAAGTGTGATCAAAATCGGGGACACACAAAGCACCACCATCAGAGTCTTTTCGTTTAGTCAATATTACATTAACTGTGTTTTTTAAGTTACCTTTATCTTGATGAAAAGGTGCAGCAATATTGTAATTTGAAATGCTGCTAGTAAAAAGATTACCAAACCTATATTGAGGTAACGTAGTTTCTTCTATTATTTTTTTCTGTAATTCATATTGTTTAGGCATATATTTCTTAATCAGCTTTTCACTTTCCAAGCAGCTTAATAACATTGCTTTTATGAATGTTTTTGTTTTTGGATTTGTATGAACTGATGAAATAGAATTATAAGGTCTCCTTAGATGAGGCTTTGCTAAAACTGCACCTAATATAGTAGACATTTGTGGAGTCCCTATTGCTTTTGCTTGTTTCCTACTTATTCCTAATTTTTTTTGATACTGATAAACATCAGATCGCTCTAGTAATGTTTTAGGTACATTTTTACTAAGGAACTCTTCGTTGGCTATTGATATGTATTGTTTTAGCTTATCGGGCAAGTCAGTAAGATAAAAACCTATTATATCACCATCTAATTCTAACAAGCAACTTTCTGTTACTGTTGGTTGAATAAATTTACATCTTTTAC